TTCCTCGGCCTCAGCAGCACGCTTTTGCAACGCTTTAATTTGCTGCTCGTAAGCAGATGTGTCAACGCTGGCGGTAGCTTCAGTCTCAGCCACGGGCTGTTCAGAGGACGCCACGGGCGTCTCCTGGATGACTTGTTCTTCCATTATTAGGATTTAGTGGACTCGTCTACTTTACTAGGCTTTACTTTTTTGGTCGTCTTTTTGGGCTCGGGCATTGGGCACTCCTGATTCTTAGGAGGGTTAATCTCTTCAAAGCGCATTCCCATGGGAATAAAAGCCGTTACTGCTCTACTGTACCGCTTTGTGGCGTTTCTGCCGAGTTAGGCAAAATCTCGCCTTGTACAAGCATGTCGCGGAACTCTTCGCGGTCAATAATTTGCCCCTCAAAGAGCTGCGCCATTGCTGCAATATCCTGGCCAATTAAACGTTGAAGGTCAAAGTCACGGCTAATCTTGACCTTTGGTGCTTCGATGTTTAAGTAACTAGCTGCAAGGTCATAAGCTTTTTGCAGGCCAGACTCCAAGTCCATTGAGACCATCGCCAGCATTGAATTTGTGTCAATACGGTCTAAGCGGCGAGCGTCTGCTGACTCAGCTACGAATTTTTGCTGACTGAGCGTGCTAATGCCCAAGCTAGCCATCTGTTGCTGAAGCTCGTTAATCTCCGCTGATTGCGCTTCAAAAGCGCTAGATGCCGGTTCCACGTAATAGACCTTGTTTCCCGGCTGTGTCGCCATCGCATAATTGACGCTGATCGCCATATCCTTAGTCTGGTCGTCCCATCCCTCCAGAACAAGCATCGGCTGGCTGGCGATGTGCAGGCTGTGGATCAAATCAGCTTGGCGTTGGTAATGAGCCAGGTTCAAATGAGCAATATCCAGCAGTGGTGGCCTACTGGTTAAAACATCAGTCTTGTTGGCATAGATCGTGACAAGTGGGATCTGTCCTAACGAGAAATCGCCCGAATCAACCAGCTCGTACTCTTCTGTAGCGTCGGACTGATTGAAGGAAGCGGGGTATGGAAATGGCCCTTGCATCTCTTTTTTCTGCTCCTCTTGCCTAAATACCCGATAACGACCTGGCTCAATGACACGGATTTGGTCATAGCATTTTTCTCCAAAGTCACCGTCTGCAACGACAGCTTTTTCGCCAATACGGACTTGGGTCAAGTTGCCGTAATTTGATTCGCGATCCAGCCGCCAGCCATACACATTGGTTGGATCAACTTCTATCCAGTAAGGACGGCGGTTTTGAGCACGCTCTTCAGCCAAACTACGGGCTGCAGATGGTGCAGGAAAGTCCACCAACGTATGACAGTGGCCATAAGTCAAAGCACAGGTCAGAAGCCTGCGGGCAAACTCTTCAATGTCCGATCCACAGCCATCAACATCCTTATTGAAAACTTCTGTCCAATAAGGATCGCCTTCGACGCTGATTGGTTTACGCAGGATCAGACCAGTTGCTGCTCGGATCAGGCGCTGTGTGTATGGCGTGAATACAGAACGGTTTACACGGGCTAAATACGCTGTGTAGTCTTCGCGTGGTTCGAGCGGCAGAAAAGTTTCGCTGTTGGTGCGTAAATAATCAGTCCCTGAAGTGACAGCTTTCATAATCTCCCAGCCCTTCATCTGGTCGATTACGGCCCGTGTCCTGACAAACGGACTGTCAACACTTCCCATGTAGGAAGAGCTGACTAGATGTGTGCGAACTAGGCCAGGGACGGAGTAAGTCATTTAGTCACCACTTCGTGCGGTTGGCCCAGTAAGCAGGGGAGAATTTGCCACGCTTTATGTTGGCTGCGTGGCGAGCTTTAAACGATGCTCGGCGTTTCTTTGCTGCTGCAGACTCTCCTTTACGCATTGGTGAGCCACTGACTCCCTGTTGCCCGAATCGGATTAACCGAATCTTGTCCCCTTCCTTGACCAAGACGGCGTGGGATTTAGTGGGGTGGCTCGTAGTGCGCTTAGGCTTGTTGTAGCCAGCAAATTTTTCGCCGCGATACTCAACCATCAGTCAACCTTATTCAAGGTTGGAGGTGATGGTGCCGCTAGTGATGAAGTTGCAGGTAGCAACAACCAAATCACCAACAGTGGATGCAATATCCATGCTGGTAATGATTCCGGCAAAACTGACAGAATCGGAGCCGGATGTTGTGCCAGTTGTAAACAACTCGAACGTAGCGTCCGCAGTGTCAGAAGCAGTAATTACGTCTTCAATAAACGCTGCCTGACCAGTTGCGTCTGGATCGTAAACCAGCTCAACCGTACCAGAACCACTGACCATGCTGCCGACATACGCACGGAATGTGTCGCCGTGATCGGTGCAGTCCAGCGTGTCTTTAGTGATGTTCAGCGTCCAGCTGCGGGTGCCAACGATGGTGGCGTTAGAAGAGCCAGCAGCGTCGAACTGGACGGCACCTTGCTCTCCGCGAAGAATGGCCATAATTAGACATAGGAAGGGTCTATAGCCAACAGTCTAACCGTTCGCATTGCAAAGACCATCTCAAGACTTCTTTTTCTTGGCCTTGCGCCGCTTGTGCTGATAAGAAATTTTCTTTGAACCAGTCTTTTCTCTCTTAAACCGAGCTTTTTCGGCTGGCGTCATTTCTTTTGTGGTTTTAGGCGTTTTATCTGACACCCGCCTTGATGGACGGCACGCTGGATATTCGCGATCTTCGCCTTTAGAACGGCCACAAGGTTTTCCGGTCTTTACATCGACCCACTTTTCGTCAAACCATCTGCCAAGGCCACCGCGACCTTTACTTTTTGGTTTTGCGGGTTTTCGGGGTTTTTTGCGTTCCGCCACTGGTTACCTTGCGATAGGTGCCGCCGCGCTTTTTATACTCACGCACCAGCCACGCATTTGCATATGCGCTTGGGTAAACGTCGAATTTACGCTTGGCGGCGGCTTTGACGCGGGCGTAAAGGGCTTTATTGGTTGGCTCGTTTCTAGCAGCCATGGCCGTGGCGCATCTTTTTAGAGCCTTTCTTCATGCCTTTCTTTTTCTTGCCAGGCGGACGGCCCTTCTTTGTGCCGTAAGTTCCAGGGCCCTTAGGCATGACGCAAAATGCGACGACAACACCAGTCTAAACCAGTTAGTACAGCCTGTAACTGGTGGTGCCGAGGGTTTCGGGTTTTGCCAAGTTGAATTGTTGGAGGCATAAGTAGCCGAAGGCGTCGAATGCGTGGTCTACGCCTAAGTTTTTGTTGGGGAGGCCGGTGCCTGGGGCGTAGGTGAGGGTGCGGAGGGCTTTAATCAGTTCTTTGCAGCGGGGGTGGATTAGGACGCGGCGCGTTCCAGTCGCATCTAGTAACCCGGTGTTGACGGCGGTGATTTTGTCGCGGATTTTCCAGGGGGAGCGGGGGGATTGGACGTTGAAGCCGCTGCGGCGGAGGATTGCGTGGTCGGTTACGCCGACTCCGCTGGTTTTGCGGGCTCCACCGGTTGGGTCGGGGCAGGCGATAACTCGACGGTCCACGCCATAGCGGCGGGTTACTTCTTCTGCGAAGTCCCAGGTGGTTGCGCCGCCGGTGAGCATTATTTCGTCGAAGACGTAGAGGTTTTGGTCGTGTTTGACGGCGACGATGCCGCTCATTGGGTCCACGTTGAAGTCAACGCCTAGAAGAAGGGGTTGGATGGAGATGTCTTTTGCGGTGGTGGATATGTTGTCGTCGGAGAAACTTATGGCGACGAGGCCGGTTAGGTTCTCGAAGCTGGCTTCAAATTCTTGGCGGAAGGTTCGTTGGTCTAGTTGTGCGCGAGCGGCTTCAACTTCTGTGGGGCTGACGTTGCCGCCTTCGATGGTTGTGAAGCTCCAGCGCTTCCATAAATTGCTGGTGTCTTCTTCGACGAAGCACCATAAGTCGTAAAACCAGCTGGCGGTGCCGTCGGGGGTTGAGATGAATAAGGCCCAGCCTTCTTTGTCAGCTAAGGCGGGTCTTATGACCTCGAACCAAACCTCGGCGTCCATGAATGCGGCTTCGTCGAGAACTACCCCGCTGAGGCTGCGGCCACGGAGGGCCATGGCGTTTTCGGTGCCTTTTAGTTCGATTGTTGAGTCGTTTATTAGGTCCAGGCGGAGGTCGGTTTCGTTCTTTGTGCGGATGTATTCCTTAGGGACGATCTTTTTTAGGGTCTTCCAGGCGATGTCTTTCGCCATGCGGTAGGTGGGGGCGCAGTAAAAGAAGGTTTCACCGGGGCGTTCCAGGGCTTTGGTGAAGAGTTCGATGCAGGAGAGGTAGGACTTGCCGAAGCGGCGGCCTGCTACGAGGACTCGGAATCTATTTTTTGCGCTGAATACTTCGCCTTGCGCGGGACGAAGACTTAGGTCGAGTGTTTTTGTCGCCAAAGAGCGGGTTTACTCGGGTTTTTCGATCTTAACCTTGATTTCGGGTAATGTGCTACTTACTTCTGGCTGGTCGCAGCCGACCATACGGGCCAGGGAATCGAGAACGTTTGCGGCGGTTTGCATTTGGCCGCGTTTTATGGCTGAGTTGTAGAGGCGTGAGCGCATTGAGAAGATTCGGGAGGCCATTTCCTCGCGTTCGCGATCAAAATCTTCGCGATTTAGCGCTTGGACGGCTTTCCAGTCGCGGAATGCGGTGGCGCGTCCCACCTGTTCTTTTGATGCGTGGTCGAGAACAAGTTGGAGGGCAGGAAGTCCTTCGAGTTGACGGCGGTACAGCCGCATGATGCGTGCTTCCTGGATGTCCTTCGGGTTCTTAGGACCACCGAATCGTTTTACTTCTTTGGGTTCGGAGGTGTTTTCATCCATAGCAAAAGGCACGACCTTTTCGGACACATTAGCAAGTTATATCGCCAGAGATATAGGTGCTCTTTTAAACAGGGGGGTGTGCTACATTGTGTTTGCTCTTCAACCCCTGCCCCCCGGTAGCACAATAGAAAAGTTTGGCGGTATTTATTTAAGTTCCCCGCAAACCGCTAGGGTATGTGCGATTTGCTACCCCACCCCGTCACATGTAGCACATAGATTTGTAGCACATCGACAGACAGGGTGGCAGGATGTAGTATACTAAAGAAGTGAGGGGGAGGGCTTGGCCCTTGCCACCACTAGCACTCTGCGGACAAAGCGCCTGTAGTGTGCTATAATAACGACAGTTGAAAGGAGGCAACCACCCGCACCACAACAAGTCGAGCCACGGCACGCAAGCCGAAGCGGCGACAGATCCGGACTTAGGCGATAGCCTCCGGCGTCCCACCGCACGCGGACACCCACGCCGAAGCTCGGTCACGCTTCACGCTTCGCACCTTGAAAATAACCGTGAAAGCCGGGGAAATACTTGATCTGTTCCTTCTCTTTCTTGTCATGAACAAAACAACTCAGACAACATTCAAAGGACTCCGCGGCTGTGTGGTCGAACTCTACTCGTCAGGGTGGAGTGACGACAGCTCAATCACGGTGCGCGATACTTCCAACGGCGATTCCGTAGTGATGGAGGGTCTACCCACGCAGTCCCTGCGCGGTGGCGTCCTTAAATACGTGAAAGACCTGGGGTATCGCGACGAGAGCGCCGAGCGCAGGCAGTTTCTGGAGCTTCTCTCCGAAAACATTGCCGAAGTGCTCAGGCGCTGGGAGGAAAGCAAAGCTACGGAGGCAGCATGAGGCACCACTTATCTGCCGTCATCGCCGGAGTCATCTTCGGCGGTGGCTTCTCCCTGGCTTTCGTTGAATCCCTTGCTCAGTATCCGACCCAGCACAGCGGCACACAGCCGGTCACTGTTCACACTCTGCGGAATTGGTAGGTGAACCGATGACTACCGTTCAGGTGTGGCGGGGCACTCCCGC